TATATTTCTGGTGGCTCCAATACTATGTATTTGAAAAATCCACAATTAGAAATAGTAGAATCAGCCACAGATTACATACCTTACCAACATTCGCTTTCTTACCTACCAATTTCTTCCCCACTATACAAAGGTGACCAAATTGTAAAAATAGGCAGTGAATACAAAGTAAGGCGTGAAAATGGCGTTGTGGTGTTTGATGGTAGTGAGGATGAGAGCTGGGGTGTATATGTTGAAAATGATCAAAATATTATTTTCCAGTCAAAAACAATTGCTTACGGAACCACGAATCTAAATCAGATATCAAACATGTTTATGTTTGGATCGAGCGTAAGCCTTCCATTTGAAAATAAATTCGGAATTGGAGGTAAATCGATATACGTTGGCGTAAATAAAACTTTATGTGCAAATGTAGATGATTTTAAATCCTTTCTCGGAGAAAATCAATTAACAGTAGTATACCAATTAGATTCGCCTGTATATGAAGACATCGACCAAGACCAATTTTATTCCATTATGTCAGCGGATGAATTAACCAATGTTAGTTTGCTGGGTGAAAATGAAAACCTAGTGCCGACAAATGTTATCAGGTTTCCTAGGAATGAAGATGGGGCATTAAGTACAACGGCGTATGCAGTGGCGAAAAAGTACGAGGACGCATATCAAGGAATGGCACCAAGCGGAATAGAAGACAGGATTGCAGCATTGGAAACTCAAATGGCAGCGCTGAACGCACAGACGATAATTGTAGAATAGGAGGGAAAAGCATGTACGAAAAAATGAAAAGAGCCATTCTGGCAAAATCCTACACACTTACCGAAGTGACAGAGTATCTAAACATTTTTCTCACAACCGGGCAGATTACTTCGGAGCAATTTACAGAGCTTTTTGAGCTTGCTAGGGATCTTCCGGTAAACGGAGAAAAAGAAGAGCATGAAATCCAGACAGACACGTTTCTAAAAGAATGGGAAGAGTATAAGGCTAAGGTTGATACGTTATGGAATGAAAGATCAGAAACCGTAGAGCCGGAACCAAAACCGGAAGAACCTGACGGAAGCAAGGAAAACCCGATTGTTGCAACAAACAACATGCAGTATTACAACGGGAAATACTACACCTATAACGGGGTATTGTACTTGTGTAACAGGGATACAGAAATTCCGATATGGCACACACCAGACCTTCTCGTTGGTCATTACTTTGAAATCGTGGAGGGGCAGGCATGAATTTTAAAGAGATTGGAACCGTGTTGGCTGATTACGTAACGGAAACAGAACTTAATGGAAAAGGGTATTTAACTTCCGTTCCTTCCCAGTACGTAACAGACGATGAACTAAACGCAAAAGGATATCTGACAAGCGTTCCATCGCAATACGTAACAGACGATGAACTAAACACAGCAATATCCAATATAACTAGTAAATTTGTTATTCTGGAAGTGCTCCCAAGTCAATGGACATCGACAAGCGGTCTAGTTACAATTAATCTATCTGGAGTAACTGGATTACCGACAGTCGGGAATTATTACCCATTTGCGTTTTTTGCAGATTACAGCGATTCTCTCGATTCATATTTTCAGTATCTTCCAGTCATCAATGAAAATATTTCGGACATGCAACCCAGGGTAGCATTGACAACAATAGAGGGAACTACGTTCACGTTTAAATTGGAAAATTATACAAATTTGCAAAAAGTATACGTTATGCTTACCAGACAGGCAGATGTTGTAGGCGGTTAAAAAGAAAGGAAGAGAGGAATATGAAAATGAATTATGCAGAACCAATTATTGACGGATACAATGCGATTGCAGGGACAGCGGTAGCTGTCCTTTCTTATATCTTAGGGGAACACTGGATTTTGTTTGTAGGGTTCCTTGTGCTGAATATTTTTGATTGGTTTACAGGATGGATGAAAAGCCGGTTGGCAAAAAAGGAAAACAGCCAGGCTGGTTGGAAAGGGGTGCTTAAAAAGCTGGGATATTGGGTTATGATCATGGTAGCTTTTGGAGCATCAGCGGTATTTATTGAAATCGGAAAAGTAATAAGTGTTGATCTTGGCGTTACTACACTTTTAGGCTGGTTTGTGCTGGCTAGTTTAATTATTAATGAAATTCGGTCAATTGTAGAGAATTTTGTAGAAGCAGGATATAACGTACCGGCTATATTAGTGAATGGTTTAGAGATCGCAGACAAGATAGTAAATAAAGACAATAATGACGTATAAAACCGTCCTTATTTAGGAGGAATAAACTATGAGCATGAATGGAATTGATATCAGCAACCATCAGGCAGGGCTAAATCTGGAAAAAGTCCCTTGCGATTTTGTGATTTGTAAGGCTACAGAAGGAACTGGATTTGTAGACCGGTATTGCGATGGATGGATTCAGAAAGCCTTACAGTTAGGGAAAAAAGTGGGAGTGTATCATTTTGCTACTGGAGGTAGCTCTGGAGTAGCAGAAGCGGATTTCTTCTATAAAAATGTTAAAGGATATGTAGGAAAGGCAATTCTCGTTCTTGATTGGGAAGCAAGTGCTGTAAACAAAGGTGTGGCATACGCAAAAGCGTTTTTAGACCGTATCTATAAGCTTACAGGTGTAAAACCTCTAATCTACATGAGCAATAGCGTAGTAAACGGATATGACTGGTCTAGCGTGGTAAATGCAGACTACGGATTGTGGAACGCTGGGTATTATGCCGGTTATCAAACTATGGGGTACAATCCTAATGCACCGTTGTACGGCGGAACCGGAAAATGGAAAGCTTGCGCACTTTATCAGTATACATCTTCTGGCAGGCTTTCCGGATGGAACGGAAACCTTGACCTCAACGTATTTTATGGAGATCGTGCTGCATGGGATAAATATGTTGGAAAAGCTAGTGCAGTGCCTTCTGATCCAGACGGTGACACAAAATCCGGTGGAACTACTCAGACACGCAAAAACGAAACAGGAGACGTATCCTACCAAGTTCATTCAAGAAGTTACGGTTGGCTAGAAAGTCGTTGTGATGGAGACATGGCAGGAACTACCGGACAGAACCGAAGAATTGAAGCGTTAAAAATCTGGCTAAAAGAAGGAAAGATTAACAGCGTAAAAGTTCACTTAAAGACTGACGGAGACAAAACATATAACAACCCTACAAAAGATACAGTAATTGGAACAACAGGTCAGAAAAAGCGCGTAGAAGCAATTACAATTAATTCTGATGTTCCACTACGATACAAAGTACACCAGAAAACATACGGATGGTCTGGTTGGGTTAGCAATGGAAAAACAGCCGGTAAAACAGGGCAGTCAAAACAGATTGAAGCAATTCAGATTTATAAACCTATGTTTTTGGTTCGTGGTCATGTTCAGACTAGCGGATGGGGCGAATACGTAGGAGACAAAGAAACAGTTGGAACAACAGGAAAATCAAAGAGATTGGAAGCCTTGCAGATCGATCCGCTAAACGAGACAATTGAATGTTCAGCTCATATCCAGGGAAAAGGCTGGGTGCATTATGGTGTAATCACAAAAGATACTGTAATTGGAACGGTTGGAGAAGCAGATAGATTAGAGTGCTTACGGTTCAAAGGCAATTTCGAATTTAGAGTGCATGTACAGGGAAGTGGATGGACAGATTGGACAGAAGCGGACGGAGTTGCAACACTTGGAACCACTGGACAAGCACTTAGAATAGAAGCAATCCAATTCAGAAGAAAGTAGAATTTTAAAACGTTCTACTCTTTATAATTCGTTTGGCTAATTTTTGCTAACAATTTGCTAACAAACTTAATTTTAAGAAATAAAAAATCCTTGAGGTTACCTATTTTACGGTAATTTCAAGGATTTTGTATTATGCGGAGAAAGGGACTTGAAAACATACCAATTTTTTGTAAAACATGCCAAAAATCAAGGTTTTCTCCGCTTTTAAATGAAATTACATGCCAAAAAATACCGATGTTTTGCTAACAATTTGCTAACAGGCTAATGCTTTTTATTCGGTTGTTTCTCTCTTCTTTCATCCTCTCTGTAACATGCATATATACTTCTCTTGTCACTTTGCTATTTGCGTGCCCTAATCTATCTGATATCGTTTCTAAATCAACCCCGGCTTCAGCCATTAACGCCACATGCGTATGTCGCATAATGTGAGAGGTGATTTCTCTTCCTAGTACGTTCTTAGCCGTTCGCTTTAAACATTTGTTATAAGCATAATATTGAACATGATTCCCATTTTCATCACACACAAATAGCCTAGTTCTTACACCGTTTCTCATGCATTCGCTCATAGTGTACGCTTTAATCTTCCGGCACAAATCTAATAATTCATCCTGCATATATACTTCCCTAGTTGATGTTAGCGTTTTAGGTGCTGTGACAATATCGTTTACAATATCAACCGTCTTATTCACGCTTATAATGCGGTTTTTGAAATCAACGTCTTTTTGCTCAAGCGCGATTGCTTCGCCGATTCTAAGGCCAGATAGAGCGGTAAGAGCGGCCAACATTCGCCACTTTGCAACGGCTATGTTTTGTAACAACTGTTTTAATTCGTCACGCTCTAAAAACTTTTCTTTTAGCCGAATAGCTTTCTCTTTGTCCTCGTAAGGCGTAAGCTTATCTATATATCGTATGTCGTCTATCAGATCGTTTCTATACCCCCATCTTATTAACGCTTTAAAACGCTTCAATCGTTCATTTAGTGTTCCGTTTGGCTCACCCGTCCTATTAAAACAATCTCTCACATATCCAGCCGATAATCTATTTGCTATGACATCACCGCCGAGAATCCTAGCAAGTGCATTTGTAGCAAATACGTTTCTTGTGTACGTAGATTTTGTTACCGTTCTGCTTTGATCTTCCTGGTAACGCCGAACAAGCTCCGAAATGGTAATATCTTCCGTCCCTGTAAACTTTAGCTTCTCTTTGATTTTGTCTGCTAGAATTTCCCTTGCCATCTTTTTATAGTGGTTCGTATTCTTTTCTAGTGTGACCGATGCGCTTTTCAACTTCCCGGTCATAGGATCGTTATACCTTTCGGTAAAAACAAATTTTCCATTCCTTTTCACAACATACATTGTTACATCCTCCTTTTTGTGTATAAAAATAACAGCCCGTCTATTGCGAGCTGTCACCGAAGATGATACAATATAAGTTGCAGAAAGGTATCCTCTTCGGAGTATATCAGCCGTCCTGGTGTTGGCGCACCGGGGCGGTTTTTAATTTATTGTAAAGAAATTTCTTGAGTGTCTTTCGAATCATCAAGAGAGATGAAGTCCGATGCTTCTATAGTAACATTGCTATTGTCTGATAAACTGAACGCCTGACATACTTCAATGCTATTTCCTGGTTGGACATCCATCATGTAATTATTCACCGAGCTATTGTCCTCTGCAAGTATTGCGGTTTCGCATTGCGTACCGTTTTGAAAACATTGCATATAAGAACTAGCCGCTGCACTTGTATTTTCTTCGCCTGTATTCGTAAATGTGTAATAATAATACAGGCAAGATTTTCCTTCGTAGTCAGTTCCGGTTTCGTGTTTTAAATATTTTACGTTATAACCAGTTCCGTCAAAATCAATGATTCCGTCATTGCCTTTCTTTTCTTGTGATTCTGCACTTTGCTTTTTACTTACATCGTCTTTACTGTCGTCGCTTCCGTTTGATGAAAAAGCTACAAATCCAGAAATTAAAGCCACAATAACAACAGCTACAATAACTCCGATTACAGTTTTATCCTTGCACACAAATAAGAAAAATATATGTAAAGCCGCAAATATAGCAGAAAGAACAGACCATATAGCCAAGTCAGAATACGTACCTACATTTGCCGACCCCAAAAGCGCACCGATGAAATAGAAAACCATAGGAACTATAAAAGCAGGTGCGCTTTCACGTTTTCTCATGCAAATAGTAACAATTCCGGCAATTGCCATACATAGAGCCAACATAAAACCAGCTGATCCGCTTACCTCTCCACTACCAGAAAGAATATTTGACGCTCCGGCTGCACATGATTGAAGAGAAATAATTAAAAACAAAAGTAATGAAATTATACCTATAATAAGTCTAAATGTTTTAAACCTATACTGTGTTTCTGGCTCCTCTGGCTCATATTCAATTCTTTTTACAGGTTTTCGCCTTTCTGCACTAGCGCGCTGTTTTGGCCTTTGGTTTTCCTCCCTCCATTTGTATTTCAATCGGCAATTATAGCACAATCCGTATTCTGGATTTTTCTTGCTTCTTTTTAGCTCTTCGCCACATCTAGGACACTTCATAACTTTTTCCTCTCTTCCTTAGATTCCTTACATTGAGAAATTTATATAATCGCATAAGCGGTTATACCTATATTTGCATTAAAAGTGTAAATTTAGCTTATTATAATCGAACATTTGTTCTTTTTATTGTACTACATCCGTGATATTATAACACTAAAGGAATTTCGATAGTGTTTTTGCGGATGGGAGGGAACAAAATGGATTATAAAAAAGAAATAATTCTACTTTTAAACAAATTAAATACTAAACAATTAAAATGCGTATATCAATTTATAAAAGGCATATTGGACTAGGCAAGACCTAGTCCTTTTTTGTTATATCTCTTGCAATCCGTTCTAGTACTTCCCATTGGTTTTCATCTAGCTTTGAAAGAGCTTCTACAAGCCTTTTCTTAAAAGATTCATCGTCTTCCTCTGTTAACCTACCAAAAAACCTTGAAATAGATTCACTTCTGGAAAGTTCCGGGAACATTTCCCCAGTACCATCTTGCAGCCATTCTTTTCTAACACCGTATTCTCTGCATATAGAAGTGGTCATTTGCTCTGTTAAATTTCTATTGTTGTTTTCTATATTAGAAATAGCTGTTTTTCCTACGCCCAAAGGCTTGCAAAACTTTTCCATAGTTAAGTCAAGTTCTTTTCTTAACTGTCTTACTCTTTCGCCTTGCGTCAATTTATTCACCGTCCTTTCGTATATATAATAGCATTCAAGATATAAAAAGTCAATAAAAAAGTTCACAAAGTGAACGAAAAACCATTGACAAAGTACACGGAGTGTAGTAGTATATACACATAGAAAACAACACACCCGGAACGGGAGAAAGTGAGAGAAGATATGAAAGACTATATGATTTTTATACTTAACACACGTACATTTACGACGGAGTACAGACCGATAAGAGCTAATAGCATAGACGAAATAAGAAGCCTCCTTGGTGACGACGAAAACCTTGTTAGGGTTTGGGAGATTACAAAGAAAGAAATTATGATATAGCCGAAACGGTCATTGCTGACCGTCAGCCGGAAATAGTCTACCGGCTCTGATGATGGCAGACTACAGAAAGGAAGTGATTACATGAGTGAAAGAGAAAAAGAAATCATCCAGACGGTAGCGGATGCGCTTCCGAAGATGTCAGAACGTGACAAAGGTTACTTTCTTGGGTACGCCGAAGCAATGGCGAGCCAGAAAGATTCAAAGGATTCCACGAAAGAGAATGAGTCCGAATAGCTAAAAGCTAGCATTTAAAGGAGGTGATTGAGTGACTACTTTCCCAAACTCTCCAGGTATTTCCGATATTGTTCCCTGGTATGCAAATAACGAGATATATCTCCTAGAGTTACGGTTTTGCGTTCCGATTTCCGAGTGGAACAAATTTCTAGACTCAAAACTGTACCGCGACTTATTTGAGTATTCCGAAAGTTTAAAAACTCAAGATAAAAATAATCGCACCCGTGAGACGGAATACACACAGGAAACCTCGGAGTTGAAACAAAACCGAAACCACCCGGGTTTCCGCGTATCTTTTTTGGCTCTAGTTCGCAAATTGATTCATCACAAGAAACAGACTTGATTATAAGCGGTGACGATGATCTATTTGTAATTCCGATTAACATCTGAAAAATACCAGGATTTATAAGCTTGTAGTCAATTACATAAACTTCGTATTTTTCTATATTTGATATCCAATTTGAAATGAGGATGAAAGCGGATATTGATAGGATTGCAAACGAAAACAACAGTTCAAAGTTTATGGATGATACAACGCTTGTGATTTTAGATAGTAATTCTACATTCATAAAACAATCTCCTTTTAACGGAGATTATAGCACAGAAAGGAAGTGAAATGCATGGCTTTAATCAAATTACACTTAGCGTTCGGCGTTCTCTGTTTGATTTACGCAATCGGCTGTTCTGCTGTTTTCAAGAAAACGCTCAAGCGGTTCACCAAAAAGCGTAGTATCTGGTACAGGATAAAGCATTTGCCATACTTATTTATATTTATTGTTCCGTTGCTAAATCTTATCACTTGCGTAGTGATTACTTACATGGCTTTATGCGACGATGAAGCAGCTAAACAACTTATTAAAAATGCGGAGGAATAGGAAATGAAGAAAGAATTTAAAAATACAAAATTTCCGGACGTAGACACGTTCGTTGTTTTTCCCAATGACTAGGGCGCAAATTCTCCAAGAGCTGTACCGTGTCCGGGGCGAAATCGATGATTTAATCGAATGCGTTAGCGAACCGGAACAACAGCCAGCGAGATATGAAAAAACAAAGTATTTCCGTGAGGTATACGGAATCAAAGCAACTACACAGCAGACAAGGCGTGATGCTATACGGGAATGGATACGAAAAGGCAGATACCCGAGTAATTCATTTATAGGAAATCTACTAGATAAAGCAGTCTATTACGATTACGTGAAGAACAAAAAGAATCTAAGTATCTACCCGAAAAGCGTACCGCCTTACGACCCGGAGATATCACTAAAAGAAGCATTAAGATTGGAGCGTGAAAGGATTGGGAATCAAGAGACATAAGCAAAAGGCGGTTTTAATAAATACGGTGCATGATCTGATCTGTAATGAATGCAGTTTTGTACTGGAACTAAGAGAGAAAGCCTTGAATGTTTTCAGTAAAACAAAAGGAAGTGCGTGGGATGCATTCCAGGGATTGAGCCTTTTAATCATACCGTTCGTTGCAATCATGCTTTTTGGGATTGCAGAGAAATTTATATTTTAGGGGGTGGTTACATGGACAAATAAAAATGTGCCGTCACGAAGGACAGGCACACACAAAAATAGTCAAGTAAATAATAACAGAAAAGAGAGGGAAAGTAAATGGCAGATCAAACTTTTAGAAAAGATGTTGATTATCCAGACGTAAAAGAAAACTACGTAATTGAAGGAGAGCTTACAGTAAAAATTACTCTTGCAGAATATAGAGAGCTTGTTTCGGCAAAGGCTTTGAAAGATAAGGCTGTAAAGGATTTGGAGTCAGAAAAATACGAAATGCACAGAGAAAATGAAAAACTCAAAAAACAGAATGAAGAGCTAAAGCATGAGCTGTACGAACTTCAAAAGAGAGAAAGATTATATAAAGAAGGAAATGTAAATGGAGAGTATACGGAATTACGACAATTGGAAAACAACTCCACCGGAGCCGAAACCGCTAGAACATTGTGATATATGCGGTGAGCCATTATACGAAGGCGATTATATCACAGACATAGACGGGATGAACTGGTGTGACGAATGTTTAAACGATAATAGGAGGTTGTTATGAGTTTCAATATTTTTCAAAAGCTTTCGTATATACAACAGGAAATGAAAGCACCTAAAAATTTAAAAAATTCATTCGGTGGATATATGTACAGAAACGCCGAAGGAATTCTTGAAGCGTTAAAGCCGTTTGAAAGTAAGTACAATGTCATGGTTATTCTTTCAGATGAAATCGTTAATATCGGAGAAAGGTATTACATAAAAGCGACTGCACAGTTATTTGATTGTGAAACCGGCGAAAAATTAAAGGCTGAAGCTTACGCCAGAGAAGCAAGTGACAAGAAAGGAATGGATGACAGCCAGATAACAGGCACAGCAAGCTCATATGCAAGGAAATACGCATTGAACGGACTTTTTCTTTTGGATGATACAAAAGACGCTGATACAGACGAATACCAAAGCCAGACGAGACCGGAATTAGCAAGTCAGTCCCAAATAAAAACGATTGAGTCTATTTGTAAAAAACATCATGTAGACGTTGACGTTCTTTACAGCTATAACAACATTGATAAAGCAAAGCTTACAGCTGCACAAGCAGGACAGTTACTAGCAAGCTTAAAAAGAAAATATGGTGATGAATAATGAAATTCACAGGAAAACTAAAAGATCCAGTCATTGATTATATCACAGGTAAGATCACGGCACTAATCGAAATCAACGAGGATTTTAGACAGGCTTACGAAGAGTTGAAAGACTATAAGCTGGATATAGAAATCAAGAAGTATCGTAAAAAGCGTTCACTTGACGCAAATTCATTCTACTGGTTACTTATTTCCAAACTTGCAAAAATCCTTGATACTTCCCTTCCAGAACTTCACAACCTGATGCTTTCGAAATACGGATATATAGAAATTCTGGAAGATAAGCCGGTGTTTACGTTGCTAGTCGACACTGAAGAAACGGAAAAGAAAGTAAAAGCATCTGAATACTACCACTTGAAACCTACTAGCCAAGTAACTGAAATGGCAGATGGAAAACTATGGCGTACATACATGTTAATGCGTGGTAGCAGTACATACAATACGGAGGAAATGTCGAGGTTGATAAGTGGACTTATAACCGATTGCAAAGAAGCTGGTATTCCTGACCGTGAGATTGCTACACCGGACGAACAAAGGATATTAAAAGAAAAATATAACATTGAGCTGTAAAAGGAAGTATTTATGAAGAAACTAACTAGCGTATTTACAACCGATTTAGAACACTGTTATTTCACCAAAAGCCCGAATGTACACTTGCACCATATTTTCCCAGGAAGTAGAAGAAAGCTTTCGGAAAAGCGTGGATTTGTAATACCGCTTGTATATCACTTACACGAATTTGGGAAAGACAGTGTTCACGAAAACCCAAACAAAGGCTTAGACCTTAAATTAAAGCAGATGGCACAGACTTACTATGAATCACACTATGGAAGCCGTAAGGACTTCATTCAAGAATTCGGTAAGTCTTGGCTATAAAGTAACTCGTAAACCTTGTTTTACGCACAGCACCTTAATATATCACATTCACTATATCGTAAATTCGCATTCTCCCGGTCGCTGTGTGCCGGGAGGGAAAGGAGGATTGATGGGAAACAAAACCATCAAAAATCAAGGAATAGACATATTGGAATACATTCCATTTGGACACGATAACGCAATAACAAGAAAATGTCTTTCTATTGTTCTAGGAATTGACGATAGAATTGTCCGTGATCTGATACATGATGCAAGAGAAAAACATACAATTTTGAACTTACAGGACGGAAAAGGATATTTTAGACCGGATCCAGATAAACCCAGCGACATAGCATTTGTTAAAAAGTATGTAATGCAAGAGGAATCTAGGATAAGGAATACCGGAATGAGTTTAAAAGCAGCGAGAAAGTTTTTGAAAGGAGTTTAATAAACATGATTTTGAATACAAAAATAGAAACAAAAGTAAAACTTGAAAGGATTCATGTGTTAAGGGCAATACATGACGATGGATTTTCAAAAATAGTTATAGCAGAGAAAGAGTTTTCTACAGTTCCAGATTCTTCCGAAATAGCTAATTTTCTTAATGAGACAAGGGCTGATTTTGTATCTCTTGTAACAAATTTTCGATTTCCAATTCAAGAAGTACCATTCGAATAAATTAGTTGTTATCAAGAGAGGTGCTTAACATGAACAGCAAAGCAAAAGGAGCAAAGGGAGAAAGAGAGTTAGCAAGAGTTTTGAGGCAGTACGGATATGAATGCAGGAGGGGACAGCAATATTGTGGATCGAATGGCGATGCGGACGTTGTTGGATTGCCAGGAGTGCACATTGAGTGCAAAAGGGTTGAAAAGCTAAATATTTACAACGCCATAGATCAGGCAAAAAGAGACAAGAAAGAAAACGAGATACCGGCTGTTTTTCATAGAAAAAATAATTGTGAGTGGCTCGTCGCTCTTCCTATTGACGATTTTATGAATATATATGGGAAGGTGATAGATTGAGAGACAGCTTTGTATTATACGTGAAATATCTTGAAAATATAGAGCTTTTAAACATGGAGCAAAGAGGAATTCTCTTAACAGCGTTAATGAAATACGCTTTGAAAGATGAAATACCGGAAATGGACGGTATGACAAAAATGGCATTCTCTTTCATTAAATCACAGCTTGACAGGGATTTCAAAAAGTATGATGAAACTTGCAAAAAAAGGGCTGAATCAGGGAAATTAGGTGGAAGACCTAAAGAAAAAAGCGAAGATTCAAATGCAATTGCTTTAAAAGAAAACCAAGATAAAGCAAAAAAAGCAAATGGTTTTTTAGAAAAGCAAAATAACCCTGATAATGATAATGAATATGATAATGATAATGAGAATGATATAAAAAATAAATATACGTGTGCTTTTGAGCAACTCTGGACTGTATACCCGAGAAAAAAAGAGAAAGCAAGAGCCTATAAATGCTATAGAGCAAGGCTTAGCGATGGTTTTTCAGAGGACGAGCTATTATTGGCAGTTAAAAGATATGCAGAAGAGTGCAAAGAAAACAGGACACAAAAAAAATACATAAAACTTGCTTCGACCTTTTTGAGCAACAACACACCTTTTTTGGATTATCTGGGAGACTATGAGCCGGAAAACAATATAAAGCCAATAGAAAGCGTAAGTAAATTCAGTAATTTCAAAGGAAGAGACTACAGCGAAAAAGATTTAGTTAGGCTGATTGAGTAAGGAGGATTGAGGATGATGGGAACAACGCTTATTTCTAGCAGGTTTAAATCACTACAAGAGTTTGAAAAATTCGCTCTTGATTGGACTAGTACATGCTATAAGCTGAATAAATCGGACAGGAACAAGTCAGAGGTTGAAAGATGGAGAAAGGCGGTTGAAGCAAGGAAAAATGAAGCGAAATAAAAGATATGTCGGAAGTCGGAAGAAAAGGAAGGTAAGGAGAAAGTGAGAGTATTAGTAGCGTGTGAAGAATCACAGGCCGTATGTAAAGCGTTTAGAGAAAAAGGGCACGAAGCGTACAGTTGTGATATCGAGCCGTGTTCTGGCGGGCATCCAGAATGGCATATACAGGTTGACGCTTTGGAACTTCTGAAAATGCGGTGGGATATGATTATTGCGCATCCGCCTTGCACATACATTACAAATGCGGGAGCTAGATGGTTGTTTGCTGGACACAAGCTGAACAAAGAAAGATACGAAAAAGGGTTGGAAGCAAAAGATTTCTTCATGAAATTTTTAAATGCTGATTGTGAAAAAATAGCGGTAGAAAATCCGGTTCCGTCATCGGTTTTTGGGATGCCTAAATACACGCAAGTGATACAGCCGTATGAATTCGGACATCCATACAGCAAAAAGACGTGTTTATGGTTAAAGGGATTGAGTCCTTTAATTCCAACAAATATAACTATGGATTACGTTCCTTTTGTATCAAGCGGAATGTACACAAAAACGCACGATCCTAAATATAGAGGTGCAAGCAGAAAAGGCGGAGCTGCAAAGTCTAGGAGCAAGACATTTCCTGGAATTGCAAAAGCTATGGCTGATCAATGGGGGTAATATATGACAGAAATAGAATTAAAAAACGGCTACTACATCGAAATTAAAAAGCTGACCTACACACTCCGCCAGAGATACACCGGAAAGTCAAAAACCGGAGAGCCGAAAGAATCCATCCGCACTCACGGACATTACAACAAAATCGGACAAGCTATTATGCGGTACATAGAGCTGTGCCAGATTGATGTATTGGACGGAGAACGGGTGACACTGGAAGAGTATGTAAAAACGATAGAGCAAGTAAATAAAATCGCTGTACAAGGACTAGAGAGTGTTCTGGGGCGGTTTGAAGTGAAGTAATGGAGAGAATATGCAGAAAGTTGTTAGGACTTATAAGGTTGGATTAATTGGAGAAGTGAGAAATAGCTTTTCACTTACGGAAGATTTACAGGCGTTATTGATGGATGGATGGAAAGTGGTTATGTGCAACAAAATCGGTGAGGATTTGGAGTACATACTGGAAAAAGAGGATGAGTAGAAAGGATAGAATATGCGAGAAATATTATTCAAGGCGAAGAGAAAAAACTGGCGTGAATTGCCAAAAGAAGAATGGTGGGTTGAAGGGCTTCCATCATACGGGATAAACGGAGAAATTTCAGAAATTGAGCATTGGAAAGATTTCGCGAATTGCGAAGTGGTAGAAATTGACCCGGAAACCCTCTGCCAGTACACCGGACTAAAAGACAAGGACGGGAACAGGATATGGGAGAATGATATTGTAGAAGCGTGGAGCGAAGGACAAAAAGCGATAGGAAAAGTTGAAAGAAGAATTGATGGATTGTATATTATGTATCCTGCCTATCAAAAAAAGTTTTGGGGATTGCGCCCAGATGATTTAGGAGAAACAACTGTAAATATTATAGGAAACATATTTGACAACCCGGAGTTATTAGAAAGGATCTAACATGGAACTAACAAGAGAACAGGCAATTGCAGAGCATCGGAAGATGTGGAACTGGATTGCGGATAATATTGAAACATTGGAATCAACTTTAGATATTTGGGGATACAAAAAAGAATATTGTTCAATAAATGACTGTTATTGGGTTTCTAATTGGTGCTTTTTGTGCGAATACACAAATGATGATTGCAACATTTGTCCTTTGGATTGGGGGAAAAATAGTCCGTATCAGTGCGAGGGAAAAATTAGCGTTCCAGAAAAACGCGGACTTTGGTGGAAGTGCCAAAAAGCAGAAACTTGGCAGGAACAAGCAGCACTTGCTCGCCAGATCGCAAATCTGCCAGAAAGGACGGATGTGTGATGGTTAAATTAGAGAAAAGTCTAGTTGATTTCCTTTATGAAACGAATAAATCGAAAATAATACCGCTTCTTATGTTTGGACATGTGGAGTTGTTCACGGAAGAAATCAAGAAAGAATACATTGACTGGCTGAAAAAGAAAATGGAGGTGGAATGATGGATGGATTAACAAAAAGAATAGACGAAAGCCACGCCTGTTTTGCTATATGCGAAAAAGAATGCCCGGATGGGATTTATTCTGATAATCCGGCGTGTATGTGTACTGCTGCTAGATTGGCATTGGGAAAATTGCTGCATTATCAAGAAATGGAAGAACAAGGAAAGCTGTTGATACTTCCGCTCAAGCATGGAGACTTGGTATATTTCATAACAAGCAGATTCGCTTTAGCTGAAGAACCGATAATGGGAAGAGTGTTCGGGATCAAGCTAATGAATGATGGAAAAATCATATATAGATCCGTAACTCCGAGTATTGATAGAAGATTTTCAAGCGATGATATTGGGAAAACCGTATTCATGACAGAGCAGGAAGCAAAGGAAGCGTTGGAGGGGATGAAGAAATGAAAAGGCGTAAGTTAAGCAAAGAAGAACGACAGGAAGTATATAGAAAGTGTGATGGTCACTGCGCTTACTGCGGAATCTCAATTAAATACAAAGATATGCAAGTTGATCATGTAAATCCTTTAGGAATAGGCGGAGCGGATAACGTTGAAAATATGCTTCCTGCGTGTCGGTCATGCAATCACTATAAGGCAACGCTTGACATGGAAGGATTTAGAAAGTATTTGTCTGAAATACATAAAAGGTTGATGCGTGACAGTATACCGTATCAAGTGGCGGAGAGATTTGGAATTGTTGAGCACAAAACTGATAAAGTGAAATTTTACTTTGAAACATTGGAGATGATGAAAAATGATTAAATTTTGTCCAGATTTAACAGGAAAAGAAGAAGTAAAAGCAATGTTTGTAGGAAATGGAGATTTTGTTAGACCGGTGTTACACGCTTGTATCAAAGAAAAATGCATAGCGTATAAAGATGGGAAATGCAGGAAGTATCATGCAGAAGTTGAAACGGAAGAGGGGGAAGAATGAGAAAGAATGTAATAATTGCGGTTTCAAAATTCAATTTTCACATTATTTCAGATGGAGGAATAGAAATCAAGGACGGAAATGTTTTTGTGGTTGAATACATAAATCAACAAGTGATTTTGTCATCGAAGAGCGGAAAGAAAATGAGTATGGATAGAGGTTTCTTTGACAGAAATTTTATGGTTATGTAACGAGGTGAAACAAATGAACGATTACAAAATCCAAATAGAATCACGGCCGTTTTCGTGGCATGACAAAATGGCTCAATTAGCAATCGAGGACTTTGGCAGTATACGGAAAGGCATCCCGTACTGTCAGGCACAGAGTATAGGAATTGCGCTTGCAAAATTGAAGATGATTGAGGATGGTGAGTTGAATGAGCAATGATCTGATAAGCAGAAAAGCGTTGATGGTAGCAATAAATACAGATTTTTACGAACATTTCACTGCACATCATGATTCCGACCAAACAGCGTTAATAGATATGGTTATGCAGGATATTGAAGAGATTCCGACAGCTTATGATGTTGATGCGGTGTGCCAGGAACTTGAAAAATTCACAAAGGGTGAATGTACTTTGCATGAATGCGGAATAAGAAGTGAACGTTGCAACGCATGTATGGCAGGAAAGGCTATTGAGATTGTAAAAAAAGGAGGAAGGAAAGAATGAATCTTTCGGAAAAAGAAATTGATGTAATGAAGCATTGCGTTGGTTTAGGAAACAAAAAACCATATACACGGCACGGAAAGAAGTTTTACAGACCATACAGAAACCGTTATTACACATATGTACATGATGAAACATGGAATGGACTCGTCGGAAAAGGATATGCGGAACATGGACAAGTAAATGAAAATCAGAAAACATTTTTCTTTCTGACAAGAAAAGGACTTGATACACTTGGAGAAGCTATTAGAGTTCATATTCACGATGAGGAGGACTAGATATGAGTGCAATTAAAATTAGAGACAACGAAACAGAAGAAGTATTTGACTACGGGACAAACAGACACCACGCACTTCGAATTAGCGAAAATGGAAGCTGCCTGACGTTTGAAAACCTGCAGAACGGTGACGGCAGCTGTGGCGGAGGATATTCATTTGTTCTTGATGATGGTTATACGCCGGAAGAATCGCTTTCTCCTGATGCAATGAACGGAGCTACATATGCGAATGTCGGAGGGTTTGGAAACACTGTCATCGAAAAGATATTGCAGGAGATTGAAGAAGAGGCAATGAAAAATCCGGAAGTCGGAAGAAAACAATGCGAGGGAATGGAAAGAGCAATTAACATCATCAAAAAGCACTTATCTGACAATGACGGATGCAAAAAATGTTCAGGGTGTAGCCGTAGAAAATTTTACCAGCTAGGATATAAAGATGGAAAAATTGAAATAGAAACAGCAAAAAAAGAATTTTTAGAAGATTGCAAAAGAACAGCAGAAAAGTATAAAAAAAATAATGACGGATGGACGGCGATTGAAGATGGGCTTCCAGAAGAATCGCTAAACAGCGTTATCGGATGGGATGCGTATAGGGATAGATGCTGTTTTGTTCAGTATTACAACGGAAGATGGATTTTAGGGAATGATACAGAATCGGTTAAAATCATTGCATGGCGACCTCTTCCAGAACCCTACAAACCGCCAGTAGAATCAGCGGACAGCAAGCGCATGAGGGAACGGGAAGAATTTTTCGAGGATGGTGAGCAGATATGACAGAGAATGAAGCGATTGAAGTTTTTAATGAAATTTTAAGCGTGCCAGATGAAATTTTATTAAAATATAAAAATGCATTAGATGAAGACAAGGAAAATGCACTTATAAAATTGAAGTGTGCTCAAATTTTAGCAGTAAGATGTCTGAAAGAAATTCAGATGTACAGAGACGGAAAGTTAAGCCTTGTTCCGAGTGATGTTTTTAAAAGGAAATGTGAGGAATTAGATGATTACAAGGAAATCGGAACCGTGGAAGAACTCAAAAACATTCAAAATAAAACTATTTCTGATTTAATAAAAACAATAGAAAAAGAATTTGACAGTTTTGAGGGAGATTCTATATATCTGTGTGAAGATGGAACAATAATAGAAACAGACTCTGGATATGTTTCTGAATGGTTTCGAGAATATAAAGAAGTGATAAAGAGAAGGTATGGTATATAGAAGGAGAATGAACAATGACAGAAATTATCGTACTTACGATTGAAGAAATCGAAAGATTAAAAGAAGGAAAAGCAGTTGTTTTTGAATCAAGAGAAGGAAAGCAATATCACATAATGTCAGAAGAAACTTTTGGCAGGTTGATGGATATATGAGGTGATGAAGTATGACAGAGAATGAAAAACTTGAATGTGCGATACACTGCATGAAATACCAGGCAGAAATCGATGTTTGCGAAGATTGCAAGGCATACGATATGGATTCTTCTGCTTGCAAAGAAATAGCGATTGCAGGACTTAAAGCACTGGAAGAAATTAAAATGTACAGAGAGGGTAATCTTTCTCTTGTTCCAACAGATTGTTTTAAAAGAATCACTGAAGAACTTGACACATACAAGGAAATTGGAACGGTAGAAGTGGTTAGAGAAGCGGTGGAAAAGACAAAGGCGTTGAAACCAAAGAAAAAGAAAATAAGACACTGCTATGATTATCATTGTGCAAAATGTGGAAGAAGATTTATTTCAAAAGACGATTCTGGTTGGTATTGTGGGGAATTCGAAAAATTTTGTTCTGATTGCGGAACTCCTGCCGATTGGAGCGGAGAAGACATAGAAAGCGAGGAATAACATGACATTTGAATACGGAATAGGTTGCGAACCTATTGAAAAACAGGCAAACAGACAGGGATATACACTTGGAAAATATGCGGAACATATCGAAAAGCTGATGGCATCGTACAATATGCTACGCATGAACCTACTGCTTACAGATGCACAGGCAGAAAGCATACTGAAAAAGATTCACAAGAAAGTCAATGAAAATATTAGGAAGATTGAAAGCGATGGATAGTATGAAAGGAATAATTGTTGTTGATATACCGGAAACATGTGAAAATTGCAAGCTATCTGAAAAAACCTGGGATGATACTGAAATGCTAATAACTTGTCCGTTTATGCCTTATCAAGTTGAATGCGGTAACAAACAAAACCAAGAAGAATATTGTCCGATAAAACAAATTCCATTAAAAGAAGAGCCTGATCCGCAATATGCAGAAGATGAATGGGTAAATGGATATGACTTTGGCTGGAATGAATGCATTGATAAAATACTGAAAGGAAACAAAGAAAATGAAAAAGATTAAAATCATACCGGTTTTGCTTTTTAGCGTTCTTATTCTGTTTGGGTGTTCTTTGGGAACCGAACCGGAGAAAGCGAAAGCACCGGAGCCGATAGAGATAAACACACAAGAGCCAGCTAATTACGGTTTTATCATGCTAAAAACGCCAGATGGTAGTCAATCAATCTATTCTACTGAAATAGATATCCAGAGAGACGGAAAAGACGGGAAATCTATTTACATAGTTGTGGATGCCATTAATCATACATGGTCTGGTGAATTAAAATGAAGGTGAACAGCATGAGCATACAAGAAATAATAGCAATCATACAGGCTGATGTAGACGAAAGAAAAAGGCTGGCTGAAAGGATGGACATAGAGCCGAATGAAGAAACGGAGGGCGTTAAATCGGATGAATAGCGAGGGATATTCTGATAATACAGCAGAAAAGGCTATGAGAGAATACAACCGGATGCCGTACAAAGTGAAGTTTATTCTATATCACGTAAATTCAATATTGCGGTTGAGCGGGTTTGAAGTAACGGAGATCAGACATAAAAAGAGCGGGAGGGCGTACAAAGTTTGAGCTGGGAAGAAAACGAAAAGAAAAAAGAGTATCTAAACGGATATAGAGAAGCGAAAAGACGGGAAAAAAGAATACTGGAGCAGATACAACAATTAAGACTAGATAAAATGTTTCCTTGCCTTCAGAATGACGATATGCCACACGGACACAATCAAAGCGATTTGTCTGACTATGCAGTAAAAATGGACGAGTTAATGGAAGAACTAAAAAAAGAAAGACTGCAAGCCGTAGACGAATATAACGAAATATATAAAACGATTTCAAGGCTTGAAAACGAAAATGAAAAGGAAGTGCTGGTAAGAAGATATATAAACGGAGATAAATGGGAAGAGATTGCAGTTAAAATGAACTATGGATACAGACATATACATAAAATACACGGATCCGCATTGATTAACATTAAAGTACCAGAACAAACATGGCACTAAATGGCACACTGAATTATGATATTATGATATTGGAATCATACAGATGAAAAGCTGTAGGTTGACACTCTCTCACACTCCTTAGATATGCCGCGCATGGATTAAACTCTGTGTGCGGTATTTTTGTTAGTAATTTGCATGTCCCGAGCAATGACACTCTAAAAGGCTCAAGCCCTATGGGGCGATTACGAAAAGAAAGGGCGGTTTTATGACGGTAAAAAAACATCCGGGCGGAAGACCGCCTAAATATACAAGTAAAGAGCAAATTATTGGATTGATCGACGCATACTTTGAAGAATGCGAAGGAAAGCCATTAGAGGATGAAAACGGAAATCCTGTATTAAATAAATACGGGCATCCAGTGATGATAGGGAGGAAACCTCCAACTGTAACTGGTTTGGCTTTAGCACTTGGATTTAGCACAAGAATGGCATTGTTAAGCTATCAGGGGAAGAAAGAGTTTGCAGACACGATTACGCGTGCAAAGTCCCGTGTAGAAGAATATGCAGAGCGAAGACTGTTTGACAAAGATGGTTGTAACGGAGCTCAATTCTCACTTAGAAATAACTTTGCTGGATGGTACGACAAGCCGCAAACAGACCTTGATAGAGAAGAACAAGAACTTCGAATACAGGCCGCAAAAGAAAAGCTTGGACAAGGTGAAAAAGATACATCTATATTCGAAAATATTGTAAAGGCTACGGGTGGTAAGTTTGAGACAGATTAGCTGGAGTGAAAAACAAGGAAATATCATCAAAATGCCCTACAAGCATTGTCTCGAGGTAGAAGAAGGGACTCCAAGATCAGGAAAGACAACAGCAGCAGTAGCCAGAGCAGCTTGGTTTTGGTGGAACACACCAGACAGAAACCATATGGTATTAGCCTACAATCAGGAACAAGCATACAGGCTTGTGATTGACTGTGATGGGCTAGGCTTATTGCACATCTTTCCCGGACTGTGCGAACAGAAGTCAGACCGATTCGGAAATCATATACTTTTGCACACACCAAAAGGAGAAAAGAGAATATATTACAAAGGCGGCGGAAAAGCTGACAGCCACAAGGCGTTTACCGGGTTATCCCTGGGAAGCGTCTTTTTTTGTGAAATAAATCTTTTGCACATGAATGCGATTCAAGAAGCATTTCGGCGAACAATGGCAGCGCAAATCAGATGGCATATAGCAGACTTAAACCCACCAGCGCCTAACCATCCAGTAATTTCTGAAGTATTCGACGTGCAAGACACGTTCTGGACGCACTGGACACCGGAAGATAACCCGGCGCTGACAGAAGAAAGAAAGCAAGAGCTTTTCGAAACGCTTAGCAAAAGCAAGTATTTACTTGCTCGTGACTGGTACGGACAAAGGGTGATACCGGAAGGCGTTATCTATTCCATGTTTAATCCGGAAATACACTTATTAAAAAAAATACCAAACGATCAAATAGTAGAAATGTTTTTTAGTGCTGATGGCGGATTAACCGATGCTACTTCTGCTTCGTGTTACCTTGTTATGGCTTCTAACGGAGAAGGAAGAAAAGGAAGGTTTAAGTTATGCAGAGTTGCAAACTGGTACTATGATGGCGGCGACAAAGCCATGAGCGTTCAGGCAAAAGAAATCGTAAGAGACTTTGTTCCGTATTGCAGAGAAGTTACGAAACGTAGAGAAAGTTATTTTTTTGTTGACCCAGCATGTAAGGGGCTTCGAAAAGAACTCGAACTTTTTGGGATATGGACGCAAAAAGCGGACAACAATGCTAAAGACATTAAAGGAAGTAGCAAAGGAATAAAAGTTGGTATTGAATATTTGCAATCCGCAATACAAGACAATATGTTTTGTTGCGTAGATGATAAAAGATTTGGTGCATACAACTTTTTAAAAGAAATCGGTATGTACTGTGTAGACGACCACGGCGAACCTATAGACGCATACAATCACGCGCTTGATGAATGCAGATACGCTAATAATTATTTTTATAAAAATTACGTCATATAAGGCGGTGAAATATGTTTGATAAATTAAAAAAGGCGGTGAAAGGCTGGATGCAAAAAAACGGGGCCGAAATGGGGCTTTCAAAAGAGTTCAAAGACATATTTGAGGTCGGAGGAGTTCCGGCCTTTAATCAATTTTATTATTTCGGTATTTTTGTTTGGAAATATTTGTATAAGGGATACTACAAAGCTTGGCACAGAGTAGCAGCGCCTACAATAAACGACCCTAGAGCCACAAGGGATATGGAACGAATGGACATGGCAAAAGCGGTGTGTGCTGAACTTGCTGGACTGATATGGTCCGAACAATGCGAAGTACATGTATCGCAAGGAGAAGCTAAAGAGCAACCGCTTGACGAATTTGTGCATGATGTTTTAACTAAAAACAATTTCTGGACAAAGATGCAAGAACACATCGAGCAAGCCTTGGCGCTTGGCGGTGGCGCAATTAAAGTGTGGCACGAGGAAAAACACGACAGCGAAGGAAAAGTTATTCCCGGTAGTGGACAAATTAAGCTAGGTTTTTGCATGGCGGATCAGTTTGTACCGACTGCATGGGATAACGCCAAAGTTACAGACGGCGTTTTTATCAGTAGACAGGCAAAAGACGGTTACTATTACACTAGGCTAGAGTGGCACGAATGGGACGGTCTTACATATTGGGTAACAAACGAATTGTATCGGTCCGAAATGAAAAAAGATACAGCAGCAGAGTCACAGGACATTTTAGGATTTAGATATCCGTTGGAAGCCGTATATCCGTTTTTGAATGACGAAACTCCAATACATGGAATTGATACCAGCTTATTTGCTTATTACCGCACAGCAATTGCAAACAACATTGACGATAACAGCCCTCTTGGCGTAAGCATATATTCTAATGCATTAAGCACGCTTAAAGCGTTAGATATTTGCTTTGACAGCTTTATGCGAGAGTTTAAGCTTGGAAAGAAAAGAATTATCGTTCCTTCGCAATGCATTCGAACGGTGATAGACCCGGAAAGTCTTGAGCCAAGACGGTATTTTGACGCTTCAGACGAAGTTTACGAAGCTTTATCGACAGACGATTCTGACGCGTTAAAAATTCAAGACAACAGTGTTGAACTACGAATTGACGAACATGTAGCAGCTATCAACGCTTTTCTTTCCATACTTTGCCTGCAAGTCGGATTCTCTGCCGGGACATTTACATTTGATAAGGCGCAAGGGTTAAAAACAGCTACAGAAGTAATTAGCGAAAACAGCAAGACATACAAAACGATCAAAAGCCATCAGTTACAGGTGAAAATGGCAATAGATCAGGTTGTTGATGCAATTATACAGGTAGCGTCTTTATACAGACTGGAATATAACGGGAAAAGCATTGAAAGTCTGGCAAATCAAGGATGGGAAAGCAAAGTTGTATTTGATGATTCTATTTTGCAGGACAGGCAAACAAATATTAACGAAGGAATCATGCTTATCACAAACGGGCTTTTGAGCAAGAAAAAATTTATGGTAGAAACGCTTGGACTCACAGAAGGAGAAGCAGAAAAAGAATTGGAAGATATTTCCAACGAAAAGAAAGTAACAGGATTTGCGGTTGATATGTTAGATATGGGTGGTGCTGAATAATGGCGAGACTCACAAAGGAGTTCACAATTAAACTTTCGGAGCCAATAGAAGACGCGTACCTAAGCTGTATTGATCGTCTGATTATAAATATATGTAAGCATTTGCGTACTGGAAAGGCGTACCGAACAGCGGATTGGGAAATACAAAAACTATCTGAACTCGGAAAGCTAACAGAAGAAAATGCCAAAATTATAAACGAAGCTTTAAAAAGCGTACCACAAAAAGTAAAAGATGCGCTTTCGGAAGCTTCAAAAGAATCGCTCAAAGACATCGAAGCGGCAATAAAAGCAGCTATTGAAAAAGGAGCAATTGAGCAATCAGAATCTGACAATGTTAAAGAAGCACTCGAAAGTCTTTTAAGCCAGTCTATTGACAAGATAAATTTAACTAACACAACGATGTTGGAATCGTCAAGAGAAGCATTCCGACAAGCAGTACAAAATGTTGTGTTTGAGGAATCGTTGGCACAAGGGATTACAAACGAAATAGGGGCTGTTATTTCGCTAAGCACAGAAACCAGAAATACGGCTTTGAAAAAAGCGATTCAACAATTGCTAGATAACGGAATATACGGACTGATTGACCGCGCTGGAAGAAAGTGGAGTCCAGAAGCCTATGCTTCTATGCTTATACGGACAACTAGCCACAATGCGGCGATTGATTCAATAAGAGCAAGGCAACAAGACTACAATAGCGATATATTTCAGATTTCAGAACATTCTGGAGCGCGCCCTTTGTGTTACCCATATCAAGGCAAATTTTATACATGGGGCTCACAGGGCGGAACGTTTACAGACGGAAACGGAAAGCTGCATACTTACAAGCCAATTTCATCCACCAGCTACGGGAAGGCCGCCGGAATATTCGGTATAAATTGCGGGCATTATCCGCTACCACAAATACCCGGTGTTTCGATACCGTCAAAGCGAGAAATACATCCAGAAAATGAGAACACCAAGGAATACTTAGAAAGCCAGCAGCAAAGAGCACTCGAGCGAAGAATAAGAGAAGCAAAACGAGCTGAAGCGGCATACCGGGAAGCTGGGCTTATTGATGCGGCAGACGAAATCAAAAATACAGTTAGTGAAAGGCAGGCTGAAATGCGAGCCTTTATTTCGAAAACAGGAAGAAAAAGAAGATATGATAGGGAGAATGTAAGATGAATTGTAAACATGTTTTTATCGGCGATGCAAATGGTATTAAGTGCCAGAAATGCGGCGTGAAAATGACAGCAGAAGAATATGCAAAACACATTCAAAATAAAAAGAAAGGAGCGAAAAAGAATGAACGAGTTTCAAAGGCTGCTGATGTTTCTTAAAATTCAGATTCAGAATTTCGGAACACTTCACAGGCATTTAGCTGGTGATACATCTTGGTTTGAAAACCACGAGCAGATAGACGAATGGCAGGAAGAAATCTCGAAACAGTGCGATGATCTGACAGAGGTTGGCATGGCGTTAGGCTATGAAGAACCAGGAATCAAAGACGCGGTTTTAGCGTTTGGAAATGATCTTCTCGACATTCAAAACCGGGATTGTAGAGAAACGTTTTCTACAGCAAGGGAAATCATGCGAAGTATGGCTGGCATGATGCAGGCGGCGGAAGCGGAAGTTCCGGCAAGCGTCACAAACAAATTACAGGAATACGAGCATTTCTGGAACAAAGAAGCTGATTATAAAATCGCTCAAATGTTGGGCGGCGGCAAAAAAGAACCAGAATATGACGACGATTAAGGAGGTAATCCTTATATCTCCCGGCTATGGGGTTATATAGCACATAAGCATCCGAAAGGGTGCTTTTTTATTGCAAAAATTCGCCCCTGTGACATGGCGTTAAACTGTGTCGCAATCCGCCCGTCGTTCTTAGGGCGTTAAAGAAAGGATGTATAAACATGGCATTTACAAGAAAAGCATTGTCAGGGCTTGGATTAAACGAAGAAGCGATTGAAAAAGTAATGACGTTGCACGGAACTAGCATGGCTGATTTTGTTCCAAAGTCCGAGGTCCAGCAAAAAATCAATGAAGCAGTAGACAAGGCAAAAGAAGAACTTCCAGAGCCTGATATTTCAAAAAGCGAAGAGTATTTAAAAGTAGTCGGAGAAAGAGACATGCTCCGGGCGCTTGGTGGAAAAGAGTTTGAAGGCGTTAAGCCAAAATTCCGGGAAGCAGTTTACAAGATGCTAAACCGTGAAGAAGGAGCGGAACCAGTCGAAAAGCAGCTTGAAACAATTGCGAAAGACTACGAGGAATATTTTTCGCCAGTCGAAACACCGAAAGAACCGAATTCCCCACAATTCGGGGCGAAAGTAACCGGAAGTATGCCAAAAGGAGAAACAAAAAACACATTTGAAAATGTGTGGGGATTCACGAAAGGAGATAACAAATAATGGCATTTGAACAACAGAATTTAAACTACACCACAGAATATAGCAAAGCTATGGCTAATGCATATCCGTATTGGTCTTACTTTGCTGATTTATATGGCAGCCCACTTAGTGCTACGTACAAGCCAATTAGCGGAAAAGCGGTAGCCGTTCAGTCTATGACAGTTAGCGGAGCAACCGATACAGACAGAAACAACATGGATGGACAGTTTACAAGGAATTTTAACACAGATCAGCAGATTCTTACAATGTCTATGGATAGAAACTGGAGCACTCTCGTTGATCCGATGGATATGCAGGAGGATGCAATTGTAACTGTTGCAAATATCACAGAAACTTTCAATCAGTTTCAGAAAATTCCAGAACAGGACGCATATGCAGCGTCTAAGCTAGCACAGGCAGCGTCTGGCTTTGGTACAGTAGACGCAACTTCTCTTACTTCCGAAAACATTTTGGGAACATGGGACAACTATCTTGCTTATATGGTAGATCAGAGAGTACCAAGAGATAGAATCCGCGCAAAAATGACACCAGCAACATACAAACTTTTGAAAGAAGCGGCTGGAATCACTCGTTTTGTCGAAGCTGATACAGGAATCCGCAATATTGACCGTAACGTTGGAAAGCTTGATGGCGTAGTAATTCAGGAAGTTCCGTCCGATATGATGATGAACAGCTATGATTTTACAACTGGATGGGCTGTAGCAGACGGAGCACAGCAGATGAACTTGCTGATGTTTGACCCGTTAGCAATTGCAGCACCGGTAGTATATGACGTTTCTATGATGTCTGCACCAACAGCACAGTCTAAAGGAAAATGGCTGTACTATGAACGTTACTACTACGACGTATTTGTTTTAAACAACAGAAAAACTGGTATTCTTGCCAATATTGCAGCTCTTCCAACTGTTGGGACGGTAACCTTTAATACTGTGGCCGGAGCCGACACAACGCATACAATCATTACAAATCTTCCGGCAGCGCCGTTTGGAATGCAGTATGTAGCTAAATCTCAAAGCGGTTCTTCTACTGACGTTACATATGGTCAGCAGCTTACATCCGGCTGGACGCCAGTGCAGAATAACTCCATTATGGAAACAGCTTCTGGACAGTATATTGTAGTAGCTCTTGTTAACACAACAAAAGGAAATGCGGCTGTTGCTGCTTCTGCTGTTGCATCTGTAGTAGGAGATTAAGGAGGACTTATGGCGTACATAACATACGATCAATACGTTAATATTTACGGAAGTATATCGCTTAATTCGTCGGAGTTTTTGCAGTACGCCACTATTGCCAGCGATCTTATTGATACGGTAACGGAATTTCGGATTGAAAAAGCGGGAGGGATTTCTTCCTTTCCGCAATCAATCCAACTTTTGATTCAAAAAGCGGCAGCGGCGCAAATTCTGTATTTTTTCCAAAACGGATTAGAAACCGTGCTTACTGGACAGACTGGCTCTGGCTTTACAGTTGGAAAAGTTCACGTTGACGGAGGAAATACATCCGGAAAAACTCAAACTCAACTCATGATTAGCCCTCTTGTTAAAGTTTATCTTGAGCAAACCGGACTAATGGGAAGGAGGACGCCATGCTTAGACCCATTCCACAGCAGTTATTACGGGATATGGTAACTATCAAAGTGTGTACTGGAGTTGACGATTGGCAAAAACCAACATGGCAAGAATACTCTGTTTCCAATGTTCATTTACAAAACACAAATGAAGTAAAGAAAACAAAAGATAACACAGAAGTGGTATTACGGTCTGTGCTGTTTATTGATACCAACAGATCGACGCCACGGATTGATTATGATAGCTTGGTAAAGCAGAGCGAATCTGCTGGAAAGCCTATGAGAGCGATTGTTTTTAGTGCTTCCGGCACGGAATACGGGGATTTTGAAGTACTTACAGTCGACCCTGTGCCGGACGTTCCGTCTAACAAAATACACCACATAGAATTGGGGCTGGTTTAATGGCTGTTGAAGTAAAAACAGACGTTTCTAAATGGCGAAAAATATTAGAAAAAGCAGCCGAAAAAGGTGCCGATGCTCTTGCTAATCAAATGATGAATGACTCAATCCAGTTTATACCTGACGACGGAGAACACTATTTGAGAGATATTGGAAGAATTGAAAATCCTGGAGTCGGAGAAAGGAATCTTGTTTGGGATGAAGTTTATGCTGGAGTGCAGTGGTTTGGGGCTTGGAAAGATGGCACACACGTGGTAAAAAACTACACCACTCAAGGTACAGGAAAAGCATGGGTAGACGAATCGAAAGCAAAAAACGGAAAATCTTGGGATAAAGTAGCGCAAAACGGATTTACGGAGGGGTTTTAGGTGAACAACGAAATTATAGAAGCATTAAAAAACATGATAAGCGCCATCGTAAGCTATCCGGTAGTTATCGGCTCTATTCCACCGTTAAACGGTTTTTCGGTTTGCTTTGTGGGCGGTGCGCCATCAGAAACGTACAGGAATTTTGATAAAAACATACCTTTGCCGGTTCTATTTAACGGAAAAGGCGAAGATCAACAAGAACTTGCCAGTCAGATGAATTTAGTTCACGAATTACTTACGACATCGAAAGCTTTACCGTATTCAGAAAATTGGCAGATATACGCAATTAAAACAACATCTTTTCCGAATTTAATCGGAAGAGAAGAAAACAAAAACTGGGTCTATGGGTCCAGTTTTTCTATTGATTACTATTCGAAAGGAGATAACTAATAATGGCACAGCAGGAATTTTTATTAGTTTCCCATGCTATACAGGCAGAAATAGACATAACACCGAATGAACCTACTAGAACATGGGTAACTTTTGGGGCTGGAATCGAAAACTTTGCTGAAGCATTAAACGAAGTGATACAGCAGTATTTTTTCTTTGACGGAAAAGGATATGCTCAAAATTACGTAACTGGAATGGCTCCGGCGTACACATGTACGGGGCGGAGGGTTATTGGGGACCCAGCTCAAGATTATATATTTTCCCCAGCCAGAAAGTACGGATTGATGGTGGAAAGAAATACAAATTTCCAGATATCAGTAGGAACAGCAGACGGAACGGTGAACCAAATCACATGCCCGGTTACTATTGCTAATGTTACAGACTTAGGAGGAGCAACAACAGATGGTTCCGCGGTTTCTTTTGAAGTTCGCTTTAACGGAAAGCCTACGCTTGCAGTTATAACGCCAGGCACTTCCATTGAGGTTGAAAGTACACAAGGAACAGCTGCCGGGCAAACTGTTCTAACTACTACTCCGGCAACCGCTGAAGCCGGTTGTAAATTTGTATACAGTTACGGCGAAGAAGCGCCAACGGCCGAACCTGGTTCTGTTTTAACTGGATGGAATGATTTTGCTTCTGGCGCAACTTATGAAATACCAAACGGTCAGTATGTAACTGTTGCAATGGTTAATACAGCTACAAGCGTTGTAGTAGCGGCCGGACAAACCACAGTAACTTCTAACCAATGATCATAGGAGGGTGAGCAAAAAAATGTACGAAATAAAAAAGAGCAAAAATCTGGTGGAAGATTTGAAAATTTCAGACGAAAGCAGAGAAATTGTAATTCATGTTGATGTAAACCTTGATAGGATCGCCCGAAGATTTTCTGTACTTCAAGTTGAATTTTCTTCAGCTAAAAAAGCAGCGTTAGAAAACCCGGAAGATACTGAAGCTGCAAAAAAACTTGGCGATGTTGTAATTTCTATGCTTAATATGATTTTTGGAGAAACGGAAGCTCAAAAAATGCTAAACTTTTACGAAGGAAAGTATATAGACCTTATTACAGACGTTTTCCCGTTTATTACGTGCGTAGTAATCCCAGCATTAAAAGCGTCTTCTGAAAACAAAGTTAAGAGCATAAGATCAGCTTATTCAAAAGGCAAGAAAGGCTTTTTAAAGAAATGAGAAATCTTTATGAAGATTTTGTGTGGTTTGTAGAAATAGGAAAAAAAAGATACAGTGTTTATCCGTATTTTAATAGAATTCTTCAAATCTATGATTTACAAAAAGAAGCCGGAATGACAGAATCTGACGTAATCATGCTGCAATTTGACATTTTGACAAACGGGAAATACTCTGTAGATTTAAAAACGGCTTCTAAAGTTCTGGAAATAACTTTTAAAAAAATAACAGGTTTTAAGAACAAAAAAGAAGCATCATCTAAAAAATATTATGACTTTTCGCAGGATGCTTTTTTAATTTATTCAGCATTTTATCAAGCTTACGGAATTGACTTAAATAAAGAAAGAGACAAACTCCACTACCAAGCTTTTATAGCTCTTTTTTCGTGCATACCTAAGGAAACTAGGTTTTCCCAAATAATAGGGATACGTTCTTGCTCTATTCCTAAAGCAAACAAATACAATACAGAAAAAATTCAAGAGCTCATTCGATTAAAAAACGAGTGGGCTCTTGAAGTTTCACAAGAAGAAAGAGAAGAAAATTTGCAAAAAGCGCTTTGGTCTATGTACGAAGCGCTTTTGAAAAAGGCGGGTGATAACACTGTCTGATGTTGGAGAAGTAACGTATAAAGCGAAGATTGATATTGACGATGTAGAAAAAAGCGTTTCTGAAGCAGAAAGCAAGATTAAAAAAAGTGACATCGGTGAATCTTTAAGCGAAAACATAGAAAAAGGCGCAAAAGATGCATCCGAAAGCGTTGAAGAAAGTGCTGATTCAATTGGAAAAAGCACGGAAAAAATGAAAGGCGATTCTGTCGCGAAGTCAGTAGCCATCGGAAACGCTATGACTATGGCCGGAGCCAAAGCCTTAGAATTTGCCGGACATATGGTAGATGTTACTACGGATTATAGTAGTGCGATGTCGCAAATGCAAGCTTCTACAGGAATAAGTTCTGAAAAATTAAAAGAATATGAAGACATCATGAAGTCTTTGTATTCCAATAATTACGGAGAAAGCTTTACCGATATTAGCAATGCACTTTCTGAAATAAGAACACAAATCGGACCTGTAGTAGATTCTTGGGATCCTTCCGCATTAGAAAGTTTTACAGAATCCGCTTTTGCGCTTCGTGACACGTTTGGATACGATATAAACGAAACCGTTAGGGCTTCAAACGCATTAATGGAGCAGTTTGGAATCGATGGCGAAAAAGCCATGAACTTAATTGCTTCTGGTGCTCAAAACGGGCTGGATTACTCTGGAGAATTCCTCGACAGCATTTCCGAGTATTCTGTTCAGTTCGAAAAACTCGGACTTGATGCAGACGACATGTTCAAAATATTCCAAAAAGGCGCTGACACTGGAGCTTTTAATTTGGATAAAGTAGGCGATGCTGTAAAAGAATTAGCCGTTCGTGTAGTTGATGGTTCTGACACTACAGCAGCAGGATTCGAGTCGATTGGATTAAACGCAGATGAAATGTCCAAAAAATTTGCTGCCGGCGGAGAAAGCGCAAAAGAAGCATTTTATCAGACTGTAGAAGCTCTTGCGAGTATGGAAGACCCATTGGCTCAAAGCCAAGCTGGAGTTGCGCTGTTCGGGACAATGTGGGAAGATCTTGGTCCCGACGTTGTAAACGCACTGGCAGAAATAGAAGACGGAGCATACGGAACTGCGGACGCAATGAACCAAATCAAAGAAGTGAAATACGATGATTTAGGCTCTATGCTCGAAGCTATAACTAGGCAAATAGAAATGCTTTTGCTCCCACTCGGAGAAGCCCTTATTCCTTTGGTTTCCGAAATAATAGAAAGCATTCTTCCGATTTTGCAGGCGTTGTTAGAGCCTTTATCCGAAATACTTTTGCAATTAATAGACCCTATACTCGGCATAATAGACGCTTTAACCCCTCTTATAGAGTTAATACTAAACATTTTAACTCCCGTTCTGCAAGCATTTAGTGAAACTGTTTCTGTTATATTTGCTCAAATAGCAGAGGTAGTTTCTCAAACAATAAGCCAGGTGATTAGCACGTTTTCGCCACTGCTAGAAGCTATAAGCGGAATAATAATTCCTATTTTAAATACATTATTAGGGGTTTTTTCTAGCGTTTTTAGCAGTATTTTGAATTCTGTAAAAAGTTCTATATCTTCGGTTCAAACTATACTAAATGGGATTATTAATTTTATAAAAGGTGTTTTTACAGGAAACTGGCGACAAGCTTGGGAAGGTGTAAAACAAATATTTTCTGGAATTGTAGGAACTTTTGCTTCTACATTTAAAGCACCTATCAATATGATTATAAGCGGAATAAATTCGTTTATAAGTAGCTTAAATAAAATAAAGATACCAAGTTGGGTTCCTGGAGTTGGCGGTCTTGGCTTTAACATACCAACAATACCAAGATTAAAAGCCGGAATAGATTATGTGCCTTCTGATTTTTGGCCGGCTTATCTTGATAAAGGAGAAATGGTACTTACCGCTAACGAAGCTGCTGCTTATAGAAGTATTGGAGGAATAAGCGGATTAAGTAGTGAATTGTATGGAAAAAGCAATACTCAAGAAGTAATAACGGTTCCGCTTTATATTGACGGAAGAGAAGTTGCAAGAGCAACAGCTTGGCGAATGGGCGAGCAATTATCATGGGAGGAAATGTAGATGTATATTAACAATACGAATCTGTTAGATTTTGGCGGAAATCTACGGATGGAATACACATACACTCCGCCCACAATTTCAAATGATTATTTTAAGGGCAGGAAAAGATCTACGTTTATTTTGCTAAATAGCAATTTTGAACTTGGGACTCTTTCTTGCCCTGTTGTTTTTGAAGGAAAAAACCGGGAAGATGTAACAGCTCAAAAATCGGCTTTTGAGCAAATAGCTTTTGGATCGTGCGATATCGACATGGAAGACGGTTATAGCTATTTTGCTTTTCTTGATTCTATCGGGGAAGCTTCTTACCCTTCTGAAAGCCTGATAGAAGTTGATTATACATTCCAATGCATTCGGCATGGGCAGTATGAAACATCTGTTGGGAATTCTGTTTTTTGCAAAAGCACACTTCCGAATACAGATTGCATACTATCTGTAACAGTCGGAAGTGCCGGAAGTAACTATGTTGTCGGAACAGTAACGTTCCCAACCGTAACGCAAGGTCAGCAAATAGTTGTTGACGGAATTAATAAGCGAATACTTGTAAACGGCGCTCCGGCGGCAGATCAAGCCGAATGGACGGTATTTCCTTATCTTGTTCCCGGAGAAAACAATTTAACATGCGACGATACTATGACCGTGGAATATTACCCGGTCTATTTTTAAGGAGAAAATATGCTAAAACTAGCAAGTAATGGCGGTGCAGTCATTAATACGGACGATTTTTATATATATCGTAAATCAAGCGGACTTGACGAGCTAATATTTAATTTGTCGATTTATGACGAAAATTATCCAAATATTGTAGAAGAGTCTGTAATCGAATATGAGCAGCCATATTTAGTAAAAGCGATTGACGGCGGTGGCTCTACTGCAAAAATCAAATGTCAGATAGATTTAGACGAGCTAAAAGCTACTTTGAACGTCGCTTACACAAACGGAAGTGCAACCCTTCAAAGTACAATTACAAATGTATTGCCTGACGGGTGGATTTTAATGGACGAGTCAGGCGTTTCGATAAAAAGAACAATAGAAGGAGCGTACACTCCTTATGACGTGATTATGGAATGCCCGGAAACGTATGGAATCGTTATAAGATTTGACGCAAAAAACCGCATTGTCCATACTTACGATCCAACAAAATTTCAACCGCTTGGGGCGTTTGTTAGCCGAGACTTGAACCTTAAGGAAATCAACTACAAAGGAAAATCAACAGATTTTTACACTAGGCTATACGCCTACGGAAAAGACGGCTTGTCATTCGCTGATATAAACGACGGAAAACCGTATGTAGATTGTAACGCGTATACCGACAAAATTATATGTGCATACTGGCAGGATGATCGCTACGAAGTGGCAGAAAATCTACTGGAAGATGCACAAGCTACAGTCAATGCTGCCGGAATTCCACAGCGTTCATATGAATGTACTGTATATGATTTAGCCAAAACAAATCCAGACATGTACGGCTTCCAAGATTTCAAAATGTTTACAGTCGTAAAACTGATTGACGATATCAAAAATATATCATTGAATTATCAAGTTGCGGAGCTGTGGGAATATCCGTATTACCCAGAAAAAAACGTTGTTACGTTATCTAGTGCAACGCCTAAAATTCAAAACACAGTCCAAAGCATAGATAAATCGTTAAAGCCTAACGGAACTATATGGAATGGCATTCAGTCCGCACAACAGGCAGCATCAAATATTATCAACGGTGTAAACGGCGGTTACGTGGTATTTCATTCAAATGCCGAAGGGCAGATATACGAAATTTTAGTTATGGACCAGCCAAGTACAGAAACAGCAACTAAAGTATGGCGTTGGAATCAAAACGGCTTTGGGTATTCTCCAAACGGATACGACGGACCATACACAGCAGCAATTACTATGGATGGGAAAATCGTAGCTACATTTATGACTACTGGAGTGTTGCAAAGCGCTGACGGAAAATCCTATTGGAACATGGATACAGGAGAATTACAACTTTCTGGAATTTTTCAGCAGTTTAATCAAAACGGTTACAAATCTGTAGGAATTCAAAACAATGAAGTTTCTATTTTTGCATGGCAAGAAAACGGAAACTATTGCGGAGGTCTTGGATCTTTGCGAGGAAACGGAAGCTTAGAAGGTAGAACAATGCTCGGATTATATGTAGACAACGGAGATGTTCTTTTTATTGGTTACGAAAATCCAGAAAATCCCAATAACAAGATTCCTATTATTAGATTTGATACAACAAATCCAGACTCTACCCCATATATTATAAACACTATATCAGGAACGCTTTTTCCTGATAACACAAACGGGGGAATAGAAGTAGAAAACGGATTGATAAAAAAAGTATCATTAAAAACCACTAGCGGAACTATTTTTTCAAATAACCCAGGCGGCGGCATTGTTGTAAAAAACGGATTAATAGAATCTTTTAACGTCGGGGGAATTACCGGGACTGTAAATGTAGGGACGAAAACATTAACTATAAACAATGGATTAATAACGGGGGTGAGTTAAATGGCGAATCAAATAGAGCGTAACGTTTTTGTGCTTCAAGATTCCTACAAAAAGCCTATTGATTATGTTAGGTTTACAAACGCAATACCGATTGTTTTTAATTTTCAAGATTACGACATACCATCCAGTGCAACGGCTACCGTTTTTTGTGCAAAGCCTTCTGGCACGGCTGTATATGCCAATGCGGAATTGTCGGAAAATGCTGTGACTATTACAGTAACCGATCAGATGTTTATCGAACTAGGTACAACTATTTTGCAGGTCAAAATTGAAAACAACGGCACTACATTAGTTACTTTTGGGTGGCCTGTGGTTGTGCATGAAAACAGCACGGAGGGAGATATACCGCCCAGCCAAAACGAAAGCGGATTCTGGGACGAATTACAGCAGCAAGTAGACGATGCAGTAGAAAACTGTAATAACGCCGTAGATAGCGTAAATCAAGTAATACAAGAGTCACAGCAAGCCACCCAAAACGCCAATAACGCCGCTGCAAATGCCAACGAAGCAGCACAGCAAGTATTTGACCAGCAGTACATTCTAACAGCTAATCAGACATTTGGACTAAGCGACACCGTACAGCCAACATCAGAAGGAAATGCTCTGGTAGAAAGCATAACAGGCGATACGTGGCAAGGCGAAAACCCTAGCCCGGAAAATCCGCAACACATTTACGGCATAGGGGATACAGGATATTTTGACGGGGAATTGCAACAGGGGTATTATGACACAAATGGGGATTACGGAAATTCTGCTGGGTATGTTTGTTCTGTAAACCCAATACCTTGTAAATCCGGTGATAACATTTCGGTTGCTTTTGGAACGTCAACAAAAAGAGTAATTATTTCTTTCTTTCAAAAAGATGATACATTTATCAGCCAACAAATTAGCACAGAAGCTACCGCACCAGCAAACACGGCGTATTGTATGATTACTATTAACCAAACAGGAATCACCCCACAAACAGCCGGGCATATCGCTGTAACAATCAATGGTAAATATGCGGTGAAGGTAGATTGTATCGGAAAGAATTTGATTGATTTTGATAAATACTATGCAGCGTATGGAAAATATGGAGAGTATACCGCAAGCGGAAATAACTTTACGGTCATATTAATTCCAATTCCTAAAATTTGTTATGGTAAAAATGTTACTTTTTCGGCATACATAAAACCTACAACAGCGGGGCTTCTTCCAAGAGTTGCAGCGAGAATTTCTGGAAGTATTGTATTAGGAAGTACATCAGATGATGTATTAAATTATAATTTGTCGAAATTGACGTTTACGCCAAATGAGGGAGATTATATTTATGTTACATATATTTCTGGTGGCTCCAATACTATGTATTTGAAAAATCCACAATTAGAAATAG